TGTACCTCTTCCACCTGGGAAGTCAGTTTTAATAAAACTGACTCCCCCTAAAACTTAGTCACATTTGATGTCGGCCGGGTTTTTCTTTCCCATTCGGCCGATTTTATGAGTTTCGAAAGAATGTTCATAATCTTTCCTGACGTAGACATAGTAATGATTGTTATGCAAGTATACTACGAAAGGAGTTATGTAGGTTTCGTTGATTGATTGCACTAGAACTGCTTTTTCAGTTAGCGCATATGTTTGTAGAGCCACCAAGAACAGATCATTTGGAATCCAATAAGTGTATCTCAGCTGATTCTTGTGTCTCTCTGCAATGGGCAATCTGAAATGTTCCATTATCATGTCTGCATTCAGTCCTATATCGTATCCTACAATGTGTAATGCATGATAGCCACACCATCCCCCTGCTACGTTTGGTATTTCGTCGTAATCGCGGGCTAGGTTGGTGAAAGCTTGGTATGTGCTGGGAACGTCCAATTTTTTGTGGTGCTCAAGTAGTGCGTCTTTTTCCAAGATGCTTAGCAAACCATTAACTTGTTTATCTTTTGCTATTAGATTGCAATTCTCTTCGTCTTTTTCTTCCAATTTTTCCTGCTCGTCTATGATGTCAATTATGCTTTCTTTGGGCATACTTTTTGATTCGTTTCCATCCAAGGGGTTGATAAGGAAGGTGTCATCTAATGGAATAGAAAAGTGCATTGTTTCGTCAAGTTGGGATGCTTCTAATTCAGTTGTTATATTTTTCCCGATTTTTGAGATGTCCGTAAAGATGTTGTATTTTTGGAAGGAGCTTTTTTCTGTGATTCTGCTAATTTCTTTAGTTTTTGACCGTTCGACTATTTCCTTATATTCTTTGTTTGGGTAATCGTCTTTGTATTTCATTAAGAGGATCGTTTCTTTTTTTGCTTCAGCAAAGAGTTTTTTTAGTAAGGGATAGCCGTTGGGATCACATAATGCCCTGACGTTTTCTATTGTTGTCGTTCGGGGGATAGTTGCTTCCAGTTGTTGTCTGAGTTTGACCACGCCTCCTTTGGCATGACCATAACCTGCTAAAAAATCTTTTGCTTCGTGTCCTGATCCTTCTCTGAAAGCAAATGTCTTAATTTCCATTAAAATTTCTTTTGCTATGGTATTGATGAGATCGTAATTTACCAGATTCCTGAGTTCGGGCAAGAAATTGTCCTGGAATTTTTTTAGGGTCACAGGGAAGTTGATTCTTTCTAATTTTTCAGCAGTTTTTTGTGGAGCAACCATGTAAGTTTTTTCTTTTTCTTCGAAATAAGCAAAGGCCTCTTTAAATAGAGTAGCATCAATGCCTGCGTCGAATTCAGCATTATAAATTTGAGTTTCGATGTTTTGGACTTTTTCCTTAGTAAGGTTGTAGCGTTTTTCTAGCATATCATAGAAGCCGATTATACATTGGGGACAGGTTGCTGATACACGGTCTTGTTGAGTGTAGCCAGCATCTTTTCCGAATTTGTGCGAAATTTTTTCGCTTTCGAGAGTATCCCCGTAGTACTTTTGATAGTGTTCTTCGAATTCTGGGGGGACTTGGAGTTTTTCTTTGGATGGCAATGCTTCTTCAGTTTCTGTTTTCTTCCCTAATCTTTTGAATCTGTGGGTGTAAGCTCTATATATCGGTAAGTCTTTAGCCCATTTATCATTGCCTTCTGCAATATCCCACATATAGCCTCCAATTTGTTTGTCTGATAGTTCCAATGCTTTGACTGAATATGGGGCTGATTTGACAAATTTCTCGAGTTGGCGGGTTATTCTAACTCCGTGGGTCGAGCATAGGAACATTTCGGTTGAACACATTCTCATTTCAATGATTGGGGATATTCTGAAGTACTTGAATTTTAGACCCAAACCATTAGGACATTCTTTTTCTTTAGGGTCACTGAAAACTTCTCCAAATGCATTTGCTATTTCTTGGGGGGTGACTGATGTGCTTTTATAGACTTCTCCAGTATCATCTCCTGCTTTTGAGCCTGGGGGTATCATTCCGAATTTTCTGTAATTAGCATATGATTCTGCTGCGTGGATGACCAGTGTGTTTAAGAAGGTGGTGTCGGCGGAGCCTGATGTAACTGAACCTTCTATTATTAAATCACCCTGTGGTGCTCTGTTGCTGTCGGCCATTTTTAGATTTCTGATCATGTTACACGCATAGGCAAGAAAGATTTCGGGGTCAATGTGGTGAATTAGATTGTCATTGACCAGCATCGTGTAGATTCTATATACCACATATTTCATTTCATTGGAGACTGATCGGTCCATTCCCTCCAAATCTTTGTTAACTCCGATGTCATAGCCAGATTTGATCCAAGCATTTATTTGTTTTGATTTGGCTTCCCAATTCTTACCAATTGACCAGAATGGGAAATGTTTTCCCATTATTTTTGATAGCATTGTCATAACAGGTCCAAGTATGTATTTTTCTGTGCAAAGTGGACATGCTATTGCTCTTACTTTTGGTGCGCACTCACATTGAATTTCTCGCTTTGGCATCATATTGAAGAATTTGGGCGAATGTATTGTTGGTTGGTCTAAGCCAACGACAAAATCTTTGACCTCGCTCTGCTGATTACGGTTGAGTATATTATACCACGCGTTCACATTGTACTTGAAATTTTTCTTTATCGTTGGGTATATGGAGGGTATAAAGATGTTGTCGCAGAAGTCTTGGTAATCGGAGATTACAGTAGGGTTGCCGTGTTGTCTACCATATGCCTGTCTCATAAAAGCAGAGGTTCTTGTTCGGAGGCAATCGTGGTAGATTGTTGGTTTGAAATCTTCGTCATCAAATTCGGGGAAGATTGTTTTTGCGCCTGGTGATTTTTCAGCTTGGCATTCCACGAGAGTTGTCATCTGTGTGTAGTTCATGTTAGCGGGAACTGGAGTAAGTTTAAAAACAACATCTGAATTTATTCGTTCCATGACGTTTTTGTCGTAAACTTCTTGAGTTATGCAGCTTGATTGCACAATGATTGCGTCCTTAGGCAAATTTGGTTTTTGTATCTTGACACTTGAATGCGCTTGACGCGAAGCATTTGCGCTCATCTTCCATGGCACTTTTTTGTCATGGCCGTGGAAAAAGAAATCGTCAGTTTGTGTGTTAATCATCGTGTGTTTGTCTCTTTCTATTGATATCTTAGTTCCGAAAAGTGTAGACATCAGATTTTTCAGTGTGAATTTTGAGGAATCGCCGAATTCACCTTTTTTTACCTTGTTGATTGCGTCTATTACGGTGGAATTGTAAAGCACGTTCATACGGGTCACTTGTTCGAGAGCGGTTAAATAAGCGTCTGCCAACACTGCTATAACATAGTCTATCTCGCCCGTTCCTTTTATGGTTTTTGCAATGCGAAGATAATGTGATTTGAGCATTGTATCTGTTATTTGAGGGGCCTCTATAATATCATTGATTATTGTTGTAAGCAGTTTTAAATCAATTATTACACTGAAATTTTTAGCATCCAATGAGAGCTTATAGAAAGCGTTCCAGTCATACCCATTTTTTTGGCTTTGGGTTATTCCACAGAATTGATGTTCAATTTTTTTTACGAGCATAACTGGCATGGGATTTCCGGTATTGAAGTCATGTGGTGTATATTCAATCGCTTGATTTGGTTCCAGATCTGTCAAGGCTGCCATTAGTTGGTAGCGTCCATTGACTACTACTCGATTAGTGTTTGCCATTTGTTTGTAAGTGTCTCCTGGCAAAACTCTGTTATACAACTGGGTGTAGTCATTTGACTCACCTATGTTGTCAATGCGGATTAGGGCATGTTTTTCATCTCCGTGATCGAAATGCATTATCCTTTGGGCATAGATTCCTGTATAATCATAGCTGGCTCCCAAATAAAGATCTGGCATTATGTCTGGGTGTTCGTAAGGTTCTTGGTCTTTGACTGTGTATCTTATCATCACTTTCCCGTTTTTTTCAAATCTTTCCCAAGTTGCGAAAGTGTCTCCTGCCAATACCGTCTTGCCTTTCAATTTTTTGGGGTCGTAAAGGTGTGCCACGACAAAGATTGTGACATATGGGTTTTTCTTAGTGTATTCGATGGCTGTTTCTAAGACTCCTGGGTAGTAAGCTGTGTGGACCATTGATATTATTCCTGGTGCGAAATTTTTTAGATGGGTGCATGAGGTTCCATCTTGTGCGCAGTGGCAGAAATTGTAGTTCTCGGGGCCAAGGACCATCGCGTGGATTAAATCGTCTGCGCGCTTGTAGTCTTTGCCACAAATTCTCGGTCTGTTTGCGAAACAATGGCCAGCTTTTAATGTTAAGCCTTCGTGGGTTGTTCGTGCTGAGTCTCCTATAGCGAAAACTTTTCTGAAATATTTCGAAGTGACTTGGTTGAAACCGGCGTGGTTTACATAGATTTCACGGTCTAAGTACTGCCTTTCTTTAGCTTGTTCGTTGTGGGAGTTGGTGGATTCTTTTGGTTTGACATTAAAACCCATGTCTTTGTAGTATTGGATGTATTTTGCTCTTACTTCAAAACCTGCTTTATGTTTTGAAGATGCTGTTAGGTTAATTAGGGCCTGTGGATGTTCGTGCAAATGGAATGGCGTTTTGTCCGTTACGCTTGCATTGTGCGTATATTCGACATTTTTGGGGATTGTTGCATTAGTTTTAGTAATTTTTCCGGATTT